AGTCGATGCGCCGGACGGCGATGTCGGCTGGGTTTTCTGAATACGAAGTGGCCACAGTTTACGATCCCAGGATGCTGGTCATCCTGCGTAAGGCCAGCAAGTACGACCGCATGACAGCCAATCGCCCAAAAGCTGTCGTAAGCGGGCAGGGCAGGACGTTGGCCCCCGGCGCAGCTACACCCCTCGGGAATGTGCGCAGGACAGGCTTCGACGACGCAAATCGCCGATTGGCGAGCAGCGGCAAGATTTCCGACGCCGCGGAAGTGTTTCGAAGACTGCTCTAGCCATGGAGAAGGGCAATGCCTGGGGTCGGCCACGTCAACAGTGCGACCAGAACTACTAACAGTTTTACAATGTATCAAGCGACAGGTAACAGAGAAGATCTGTCAAATGCAATCTACAACATAGACCCGTTTGATACGCCGGTGATGTCGGCCATTCGCCGACGCAACGTCAAGAACAAATGGTTCGATTGGCAAACAGAGCTGTTGCCGGTTGTGGACGCCACCAACGCCCAGCCGGAAGGTTTCGTTCTCAATCCCAATCAGTCCCAGCCCACCGTCCGCCAGCAAAACACTACGCAGATCTCTGAGCGCGACGCCACCGTCTCTGGCTCGCAGGAAGAGGCGGATGCGGCTGGTAAAGGGAGCGAAATGGCTCATCAGATGGCAATGATGAGCAAGGTGCTGAAGTCCGACATGGAAGTGATCATGTGCGGTCGTCAGGCGCGCGTGGACGGCGACGACACCCCGGTGGCTAGGAAAACGGAATCCATTCCCCACTGGCTTGGGCGCGCGGTTGACCGCACTGGGTTGGGGTCGAACAACGTCGGCGGCTCGTCCACCCAGCTCCTCGGCGGCTGCACCGTCGGCGTTGTCGGCGCCGTTGGCACGTCGGGTCTACCGACGCTGAAGACAGACGCCATGACGGCTCCCGGCGCACCGGTGCCGATCACTGAAGTCATGCTCAACGACGCGATGCAGAAGGCCTATACCAACGGGGCGAGCCCATCGCTCCTGGTGTTGCCGCCAGGGCCAAAGCGCACCGCGTCGAGCTTTGTCGGGCGCTCGACCACTCAGGTTTTGGTGGGCAAAACCGAGGTGGTTTCCACCGTCGATGTTTTCGCCACGGATTTCGGTCGGGTGAAGGCGATTCCATCACGTTGGTTGCCGGTCGACATCGCGCTCCTGCTCGACCCGGACTACGCCGCGGTGGCGTTCTACCGGAGCTTCCGCCAGTACCTGATGGCCCGCAACGGCGACGCCGAGACGCGGATGATCGTGGTCGAGTGGGGCGTCGAGATGCGCAACAGTTTGGCCCACATCCTATTCAACGGTATCACCAAGTAAGGTGACGTTGTGGGCGAGCAAAAGCGGCGGTACTTCGCCGCCAACGGCGTCGACAAGACGGCGATCACCGACGACGACTATCCTGACCGGTTAGTCGTCCACACAGAGCAGGACGTCGGCGAGATTCTCGACGGCATTGCGCGCGATCGCGAGATCATGCGCCATGGTGTGAACAAGAAGCTCGCAACTTTGCCGACGTTCATCTGGGAGGATCTCGTCATCCGCGGCATTGCGTATGACGAGGACGCCTTCAAAAAGTGGTTGAACAGTTCGGAAGCCACGCCGTGGCGCATTTGGGGTGGGCGTGTTTGATGTGCGCTGGCTTGTCGTCGCGTTTGCGCTTTCCGGCTGCACCAGCCAGTTCGCCCTCGGGCCGGCGGCTTGGTCGACAGCCGCGCCGGTCATTCCCGGCTATCATCCAGTTCCTCTGGGCAATGGCGGCTTTATCGAGGAGCCTGACGCCCCCGCCGCGCCGGCGCCTGCCCCTGTCGAAACCGTCATAACCGGCCTGGAGCAAGCGCAGAAGGTCAGAACTCTAACAAGGCAGTTGGCAAGATGATCGGCGCGCTAATCTCCCTCATCGTCTACATTCTGATTTTCGGCCTCCTCTGGTGGCTAGTGCAATATCTGTTGGGCCTGTTTCCCCTCCCAGAACCGGCCCCGCGGGTGATCCAGGCTATCCTCGCGGTTATCCTGGTCATCTTTTTGGTCATGTTGATCATGCAGGTGCTTGGCGCGGGTGAGTATGGCTTTCCGATCTTTAGATTGGGGCGTCCATGAGCGGTTGGCTCGACAATCTGTTTGGCAATCTACCGCAACAACCAGCCCATCCGCCGTCGCGTGGCGAGTTTTGGGGGCCGGGATATCGAGCCATGCCGGACGCGACGGCTCCGATCGAGGACGCGCGCGGCAACCACAACATCCCGCCATCATCGACAAGGCCGCATGATCGTTCGCCTTGGATGCGAAGCGGGATCAACCCATTCGGAACGCCGTACAATATGGATCAATGGGATTATCTGGAGAGCCATCTGCCCGGTGGTCAGATGCCAACGACGGCGCTGCAGGATCCAGACTTCGCCTATGACCCAAGCATCGTGGCGAATATTCGAGATGCGCAGCAGCAGGCCTATCGACAGAGAATGGGCGGCTGGGCGGATTTGCCCTCGCAAGCGGATCAGGTCCCGCAACCGCCGCCGACGCGACGCGGGCCTCAGCTTACCTCCGACCAAGTGCAAAATTTACTGCAGCAGTGGCAGGGAGGAATGCAGTGAATGGCTGACGATTACAAAAAAGCGCGGCGTCTCTTCGAAGAGGATGAGCGGGGCGGCATAGCGTTTCGAGAGATCTTTACGCCGTCGTATGAGGGACCGCTGCCGCCGCGCCCGCGCCCATCCGGGAAAGGCGGCCCTTCAATAAATCCGGTGACTTATCCGCCCTTCCCTGTTGGGGCTGCGGCTCTCTTTTCGATGCGCAAGACCTCGGCGGCTTACGCCGGCAAGTGCGTCAACGTTCGCCGGTCGAGCGATAACGCCACGTCGGACATTGGCTTTGCCTCTAATGGCCGGCTCGACGCTGCCGCTGCGACAACATTCGCCGCCGGTTCGACGCTATGGATCGCCAAGTGGTACGATCAGAGTGGCAATGGCCGCGACGTCAGCGCGGCGTCGGTAAACGCCCAGCCGCAACTCAACATCATCAACGGTGTGCCCTATATCGCGTTCGGCGCGAACCAGAATGTGATGTTACTGTCGGCGGCGACGGTCGGCGCGCTGGCGTTGACCGGCGATCAGACCGTCGGTCTGGTCTGCCAATGCTCCAGCGATGTGGGGCAAGTCCCTGTGGCGTGTTCCGATGGCGGCACGGGTTGGGCGTTGTTCTTCAACGGCGTCTCGACCAACGCCCCCGGCTCTGATCCTGGCAAGATCGCCTATTGGTGCGGTGGTGGGGCTGGCGGCACGGTGCTGGACAACACCGGCATCATCCCCAATCTGCCGCAACCGTTCCGCTACATTGTCACCCGCGCCGCCGGCGCGGCCAAGGTCTATCGTAACGGAACCCAGACTGCGACCGGCACCACCGCCAATACCGCCTCGCCGACGCCGTTATCTATCGGCTCGCTTGTTGGCACGCTGCAATTCAGCGGTTTGATCGGCGAGATTTTCATTTATCCGTCGGCCTTAGCCGCAAGCGACATCGCGGCGATCGACGCGAGCCAGAGCGCTGCTTTCCCAACGCTTGGCTTCAACACGCCCTATAGCGGCACAGCCTGTCTGCAATTCGGCAACAACGAACAACTGCCGTTCGGCAACGTCCTGCAATACGAGCGCACTCAGCCGTGGACGATGTGGGCGGCGATCCAACTCTATTTCTCGCCGCCGCTTTCATCGGCGACGTGCATCATGACCAACGTCCCGGTCACCGGCACCGGCTATCCCGGCTATGAGTTCTTCGTCGCCGAGGAAGGCACCCTGCGGGTGCGCGTGATTAGTCACATCGGCACGCCAAATTATCTCGACGTGCGCGGCTCGACCAACGTCTGCGACGGCAAGAAGCACATGGTGGTCGCGACCTATGACGGCTCCAGCACTCCCGCCGGGATAAAGCTCTATGTCGACGGCGTCGCCGAGACGACGGTCACGGTAGCGAACACTCTCACCGCCACCATCATCGCCAGCGGTCAGAACTACTATGTCGGCAATCAACAGGGGATGGGCGGGCTCTACCTCAACGGCGCGCTCAGTTTCTTCCAGCAGGACAAGGTCGTTCGATCGGCGGCGGTCATCGCCCCGGTCAACAATGGCGCGCTCCCGGCCGCGGACGCCAACACGGACATGCGCCTGCTCTTGAACGAGGGTTCGGGTATTGCCGTCGCGGACACATCGTCTCATGCTTTCGCTGGCACGCTGACGTCTGCAACCATGTGGCTTAAGCCATGACCGACTTTTCCGATTTCCTCGCCACATTGAAGGAATGGGCCAATCGCGGTGATTGGACAGACGCGCTCGTCACCTCGTTTGTCCGCAACGCCGAGGAAAAGCTCAACGCGGAGCTCCGCATCGATCGGATGATCTCGACCAACGACGCGCTGGTCACCTCGCGCTGCGCGCCGGTGCCGCCGGATTGGCTGGAGTTCGATTTCATCCGCCTCCAGTGCGACAGTTCGCCTACTGGTTTCGTGCCGATTTATTACGCGCCGCGGGCCGAGTTTTTCCGCTCCGACGACGGCGGGGCCTACGGCCTGTACACGATCGAGGGGCGGACGATTTATATCGGCGGAGCGCCCAACGACACCGAGGGGCAGACGATCAGGATCGATTATTACGCCGAGGTGCCGGTGTTCGCCGACGACACGCCAAGCTGGGTCTACAGCAAATATCAGTCATTATACCGATGCGCTGCGTTGATGCACGCCGACTTGCATGCGGTCGGCGAGGAGGCAGCTGCCGGCCTGATGAAGCAGCTCGCCGAGGATGCGATTCAGAAGCTCAACGCCCAGTGGCGCTACGCGCGAGCGTCGGGCTCAAGATTGGCGCGCGGCCATAGGAGATCGTTCGGATGACCGGCTTATCCTCCGCTGGCGAAACCGCCGTCCTCACACCGCTCACTACGACCGCTTACGTGTCGCTGCACACCGCCGATCCAGGCGATACAGGCGCGGGCGAGGTTTCGGGCGGCTCTTATGCGCGCGTCGGACCAGTGGCTTTCACCAATTCCGGCGCCAACCCGACAGTGTCGAGCAACAGCGCGATTCTGACCTATCCGGCGGCGACGGCGCCGTGGGGCACAATCGGCTATTTCGGGGTGTGGAGCGCGCTGAGTGGCGGCACCTTCCGCGGCTCTGGCGCGGTGACGGCGCCGAAAGCGGTGAATTCTGGCGACACGGCGCGCTTTGCCGCGGGCGCTCTGACGATTACCGCGCAGTGACATGGCCTTCGTCGATCTCAGCGGCAACCTTGGCGGGGTTTCACAGTACAACAGGCTGAAATATGGGCTGGGGCATTACAGCCGCATTGACGCCTTTGCGCCGGTCTTCGCCGCTGTCGCGCTCGACATCGTCGGCATTGACGAGTTTGCCGGCAATCTTGCGCCGATCGTCAGCTTCGCTGGCGCGCTGGTCCTAACCGAAGGGCTGGCCGGCGATCTAGCGCCGACCGTCACTTTCGGCGACGCCGATTTGGGCCTTCAAGTCGACTTGGCGGGCGACATGGCTTCCCAGATCGACCTGGAAGGCCTTCTGGGCCTCGATCTGTTCGTCCAGGGTGGTTTGCCCTTCCAAATCGACTTTGGAGCGTCTGGGCTTATTTCTGGCCCGCTGTGGAGCGAAGTCGACAAGGGGGAGCCACCATGGGTTCCTTCGGAGTCCTGTCCGCCGTCGGTCTGGACGCCTGTCGGGCCATGTGATCCGGTCGAATGGGACGACGCGGAGCTCTGCAATGGCTGACAGTTTCACAACCAATTACGGTTGGACAAAGCCAGATCTAGGCGCGAGCGACGACACTTGGGGATCGAAGCTCAATACCGATCTCGACGGTGTCGATTCGACGGTCAAGAGCGTTTCCAACGTCGCCAATGCGGCCTATCCGGCCAGCAATCCGTCGGGCTACCAAACGGCGGCGCAAGTGACGGCGGCGGTGCCGGTCGCGTCTTCGACGACGCCCGCAATGAACGGGACGGCGGCGGTTGGGACGGGAACGACCTGGGCGCGGGCCGACCATGTCCATCCTTCCGACACGACCAAGTACGACGCCAGCAACCCCTCTGGCTATCAAACGGCGGCGCAGGTCACCGCGAGCCTCGCGCCCTATGCGCTGACGACCAGCGTTCCGGTCGCCTCGTCTACGACGCCGTTGATGGACGGGACGGCGGCGGTTGGGACAGGAACGACCTACGCTCGCGCTGATCATGTTCATCCGACTGACACGCATGCGATTGGCGACAACCGCATCATCAATGGCGACATGCGGGTCGACCAGCGTAACGGTGGCGCGTCGATCACGCCGACCGTCAACCCGACTTTCACGGTTGATCGCTGGATGTATGGGCTGACCCAGCCCAGCAAGTTCTCGATCCGGCAAGTCGGCCCCAGCGCGCTCACGATCCCGTTCGGGTTTCCATATTTCGCCCAGATCACTTCGATCACGGCGTTCACGCCAGCGGCGACTGATACGTTCTACTTCGGGCAGAAGATCGAAGGCGACATGGTGACCGACTTCCTCTGGGGAACGGCCAGCGCGCAGCCGGTCACGCTGTCGTTCTGGGCCAACACCACCGTCGCTGGAACCTACAGCGGCGCAGTCACCAACGGCGTTGGCGACCGGGCCTATCCATTCACTTTCGCGCTTGCCGGGACGGGCTTGCAGAAAGTCATCATCAATATTCCCGGTGACACGGGCGGGACGTGGGCGCTGTCTGGCACCGTAGCGGCAGTGCAGGTTCGCTTCGATCTCGGTTCCGGCGCGAATTTTCGCGGCGCGGCCGGATCGTGGCAAGCGGGGAATCTCGTCGGCGCGACCGGGGCGGTGAACATCTGCGCCACCAATGGCGGGGTTGTCTCTTTCACTGGCGTCAAGCTCGAAATCGGCAACGTCGCCACGCCGTTCAATCGGGATACCCAAGGAAAAATCACGGCGAGTTGCCTGCGATATTTCCAGTGGTTGTCGTTCAACATGTCGTTTGTCGCCGCGGCGACGGGCAACCGCGTGGCGGCTTCGGTCCCGGTCTTCGGTATGCGAGCCCCGCCGACGGTCAGCGCCATTGGTGCAGATCCGAATCTTACGCAGACTCTCACCAATGTTTCCTCTTCCGGTTTTGACAACATAACGGGGTCGAGCGCGCGAGCCTTTCTCGTTGCAGCCGGCGCCGGCAACAGCGTGGTTTCTGGTTATCGCGCATCAGCAAGCGCGGAGATTTGATCATGACCTACAGTCAAGTCTGGGATGCGATAAGCAATCGGCTCAACGATCAGATGATCCAGCGCGACGAGGACGGCGCTTCCATTCCGTTCGATCCCGACAACGTCGACTATCAGGCTTTTCTCGCGTGGCTCGATGAGGGCAACGAGCCGACGCCTTACGCGCCGCCGGAGTATGTGACCAATGGTTGATAGCATAACTCCGAGAAACAACCTCATCCTGCCGGAGATCGGCCTCGCCAACTCGACCT